TTATGATCCACGCCCCATGTGGGAACGATTCACCAAGCCCGCACCACAAAAGAAGCCGGAAATGTGCCATGTAAAGTCGTGGGTGCGTGGTGGCATCAGCGGCATGGAATTTCTCGATCCACATTGTCCGACTCAGCCGCAGATGAAGGTGGTAAACCCCAACGGTACACCCCAGCAGCAGAAGAGCATCAGCGACAACGATGAGAAGAGCGTGGCCTACATCGCTCATTACTTCACCAAGACCGCAGAAGAGTATGTGTGGAAAAACCAGCGAGGCTACCCCAATCCACAGGAATGGACCGAGAAACGACTGGCTACCTGCTGCGATTATTTCTTCAGCTGGAACTCGATGACCGATGAGAAGGTGGAGATACTTCAGGAGTTTTACGACAAATTACCAAATCATATTAAGATGATGGAACATATCACGAAACAAAGTGCGCGATGGGGCTACACCAAGCTCATCGCCGACCCAGGCTATCTAATCCGCTCGAAACAGACCGGACAGACCTATCAGGAAATTACAGTGCCTAACCCAAATCTTTTTGAAACGGTGGAAGACCCCGCGAAAAAGATTAGTAAACCCAAAACACATAAATCGAAGTAATGTAGATAGTAATTGAAAAAGGATATGGATAAGAAACCAAAAATCACACCCACCGAGAAGCGCGAACACTACAGCGCCGGACAGTTCTCGATTCGAGAGAGCGAGGACAAGGGTAAGACCATCGAGGGCGTTGCCATCGTCACAGAGCAGGAAACGGTGCTGTGGGAGGGCAGCGACTACCGCGAGATTGAAGTGATCGCTCAGTCGTGCATCGCTCCTGACTTCATTGCCAAGCAGGATATGGCTATCAACTTATTGCACAATAGAGATGAATCATTTGCGAGAACACCAAACTCCCTGCGCGTCGAGTCCCGAAAGGACGGCCTCCATTTTGAGGCAGACGTGCCCGACTGCGACCTCGGAAAGCGAGCCCAGGCACTCACAGAGAATGGAACGTATCAGGGATGCTCTTTCGAGTTCTACCCGAAAGACTACGAGGTTAGCGAACGTAAAGCAGCTGACGGAAAGACTGAGTACGTCATCAGGCACACCGCTTTCGAGAGAGTCACAGCCCTGACGTTAGCTATGAACCCCGCATATCCTACCACATCGGTAGGCGTGCGCGAACTCTACCGCGAACAGCATCCTGACAACCATCTGGAGGAGCAGCAGAAGCGCGAGGTCGAGGAAGCCAAGCAGCGCGAGCAGGACCAGCTGCACCGCGAAATCGATGCACTGTTGCTCGACATCGACGAAAGTTTCAATTAATAACATAGTATTCACCTTTAAATTCGAGTTTAAGAATGAAAAAGATTAACGAATTGAAAGCGCAACTCCGTGAGAAGCGCGACCGCCTGGGAGAACTCTCACAGGTACGTGAATTAACAGACGAGCAGAAGGCTGAGATGACTCAGCTGAAGCGCGAAGTAGCTAACATTAAGGATGAGATGGACGATGCTATCCGTGAGATGCAGATCGCCCAGTTGCAGCAGCCTGCACAGCCCAAGAGCAAGAACGCAGAGCTCCGCGAGTTCCTGCGTGCCGCTAAGAAGGGCAGTGCATTCTCTATCCCAATGAATCGTGAGTCGATGTCATACGGCCCACAGAGTGGTGGTTATCAGGGTACTGAGGGCTACGTTCAGGGTATCGAGGTGAAGGAGCTGATCGACACCGAGCGCAAGGATGCCGACATCCTGGCAGCCGCTGGCGTACCTATGACTACTGGTGTCGTAGGCAACAAGATTCAGTGGGCATTCGCTGGTGGCGTGGAGGCAGTGTTCGCCAACGAGTTGGCACACACCACCGAGCGCACTATCTCACTCGACAAGCAGAGTCCCGTGCAGAACCGCTTGACTCTCCGTGTTCGTTTCTCTAACCAGATGCTGGAGAACAGCAACTTCGATCTGCAGGGTTACATCGTGAAGCACGTATCCGATGCCATCCGCGACAAGATCAACTGGGCTGCTGCTTCTACCACCAAGGCTACCGAGACTCTGTACGGTGGTTTTGCACAGGACACTGAGAGCGGTACCTACGGACAGGAGGGTTATGTACCTGGTAAACAGGCCGGCACCTACAGCACATTCTCTAAGGAGACTGCTGCAGAGATGATCGCCAAGATTGCCAAGCGCAACCTGAAGCTCAACAACTGTCTGTTCGTGATGGGCGCTGAGGACTACTGGACAATGAAGGTTACTCCTATGGACCAGGGTTCAGGCATCATGCTTATCGGTAACGATGGCAAACTGCTGGGTGTTCCTGTATTCGTGGACAACGCCATCAACCGCAGCACTCAGAAGGGTGCTCTCTCAGGCCATAACATCGGCCTTGGTAACTTCGCTTATATGCCAACCATGCAGCACGGAAACATTCGTCTTTCGATTGATGGCGGAAGTGCTGTTGCAGCCGACACAGACGAGGTTATCGTAACTATCAATGCTGACTTCTCAATGACCGTGCTGAAGGACGGTGCCGACGCATTCGTGCTCTACGCTAAGTCATAATCTCTTCGGTCTTCTTCTTCTGGGATAGTTCCTGCCGGCTGGCTGCTCCAATGCAACAGCAAAGGTTGACAAGTCAGCCGGTTCCTATCCCGGGAAGGATAAGTAAACAATATAAAATAACCCCGACGAAGCACTAAGTATGGCAATCGAACTCGACGAACTCTTTTTTAATGCCCTGATGGCTGATGCAGAGGTGGTACTGGCTGTTGGAGGTCGTATCGAGAGCACCTGCTTTGAGGTAGCTCCCGATGAAAAGGACAATACACAGCTGCCCAATATCATCATCACCGACGACGGACTGACCAATCAGCCCACCTCCAAGGATATGGAATGGGAGGCCGACGAGGACAGAGTGCAAGCCAGCGTGGATGTGGCTGCCAAAAACCCCAAACAGGTGAAGCAGCTAATCCGCATGGTGCGCAAGGCCATCGCCAACTACATCAAGGGTATGGACGACAAGGGTGAGGAGATTCCCTATCTGCAATCGTTACAGACTACCGGCGTGGAGTGGGACTGGATGAAGCCTTGTTATCATTCTGTGATGATCTACCAGTGCGACGTCGAAAATAAACTATACGACAATGGGAACGATTAAAGGACAAAATCTTCGTGTGATGGTAGGCGGCAAGTGCATTGCAATGGCGACCAGCTGTCAGTTCCACATCAGCGCTCAGCTGGAGGATAGGTCTACTAAAGACTCTACTGGCGACTGGCAGGAGCAGGAGGTGGTTGGACTGTCGTGGGATGCGCAGACCGACGCTCTGGTGACTCTGACTGACAACGGAAGCAACGGCGAACTGGCAACCGATCTGATGAGCGTGATGATCAATAAGACACCCGTCACATTGACATTCGACCAGACCGCAGGCACCAACAATCGCACAGGTCAGAATGCCACCATCAAGCGCTCAGGTTCTGCATACATCTCGGACATCCAGATAACAGCACAGAACCGACAGAACTCAACATTCACCGTGCAGTTCCAAGGCACCGGAGCGCTGTCATAGGCAATCAGGACCTATCTCTCGCATATATTACTATTTTCCAAGCGCCTCGCCCCACCTCAGGAGGCGAGGTGCTTTTTCTAACATTTAGCAAAAGAACAACATGGCAACAATCAAGGGACAAAACCTTCGCATACTAATAGGCCCCGACGACGAGCATCTGAAGTGCGTGGCCGCTGCCACAAACTGCGTGGTACACGTTTCGGCGGTCGTGGAGGAAGATACGACCAAAGACACCGAGGACGACTGGCTGATTAAGGAGGTAACGGGCCTGAACTGGGACGTGCAGGTGGATGCACTCATCATCGACGAGACCGACGAGGACGCTGTATCGGCCGACGCACTACAACCAGGACTGGAGTATCTGGTGCGATTCAGTCAGACCGCAGGAGCCGCAGGCGAGAAGAACCGCGACGCCATCGCCAACGCGATGCAGTGGACGGGCCGCGCCATACTGAGCGACCTGAACTTCACCGCACAGAACGAGCAGGTGAGCCAGGCTACAGCCAAATTCACCGGCAGCGCCGATCTGACGCAGTACACAGAGTAATTAACATTTTAAACAAAAGGAACTATGCAACAGAAAGAAATCACAATCGGCGGCAAACAGTACCCCATCGTGTTCACCCTAAAAACGATGATGAACTTCGAGGAAATCATCGGCAAGAGTTTTTTTGGTGAAACATTCGACACATTCAAGTCGCGCATAGCGCTGATAATCTCAGCCGTGTTTGCAGCCGACGAGAATTCCGACCTCACCATTGAGAAGTTGGCCAACGCCGACACATGGCAGGCAGCTCAGGACATCGTGAAGGCTTACGTGGCCGTGATGGAGCTGAGCGCCAAGTTCTTCAACATCCCCGAGGTGGAGCCAAAGGATGGAAAACCCGCTGACGAAACCGAGGACGAGGAACAGCAAAAAAACTAACAACCGCCCACGAACTTTACCAAATGTTTGTGGGCGAGATAGGTTTTTCGCGTCACGAGTTTCTGCATGAGCTCGTTTGGTGGGAGGTGAAGAGTATCATCCGAGGCTACAACGCCCGACACCACCACGGATGGGAACAGGCACGACTGGTGGCATACAACGCGCACTACTGCATGGGAAGCAAGGAGACGCCGCCAACAGTGAATGAGTGGATAAAATTCCCGTGGGAGCGCAAGTCAACCAACGACGACGGCACCCCGGCTATGCCGACCGACGAGGAGGTGGAGCGACTGCGCCAGATGATGCGCGAGGAGAACGAAAAAGCAGGGTTTTAAGGCCCTGCTTTTATTGTCTACCAGGAAATCACGTTAGAGTCACCCCACGTGTCATTCAGGTTGACACCCAACGAGCGAGTAGCACTCAGCAGAGCGCCAGTCATAGTCACCGTCTTGTTGCGCCCCATCAGCACATCGCTCAACGTCACGCTGCCAAGCACGGCATCGCCCGCACCCTTCATCGCTATCTCCATGCCGGTGGTCCAATCGTCAGCAGGACTGAGCGACATATATGATACCCGCAATCCCTGCTGACCGATGTAACTGGCGGGAATGTCCACAGCTATCTCGGCATCGCTGTCGGCAGTAGGCTCACCGTTAAGGTAGCATAATCCATAGTACCAGTGCGAGGGCTTGAACGTTACCTGCTGAGCACCTTCAGGCACCAAGTCAGTTAGCTGGAGTATGGCGCGGCCCACCACTCGACTCAGGGTGATGGTTTTGCTGGTGCTCTCGCTGGTGTTCGCGCGGATGTTCAGACTATCCACATTCCAGAACGTATCGCGCACCGAGCCCCAGGTGATGGTCTTACTCACCTTATCAACCACAGCATTAATGCCGCGACTCGATACGCAATAAAAGTAGTATTTGCCATATTTTAAGTTCATGGTTATCGAGCCGAAGTTCTCGTCGGTGCTCTGCTGGTGCACCATAGCGGCCATCGTGTCGGCACTGTATGCCATCAACCATATATCCGTCATGTTCGCCTCCGTAGCCGTCACAGCGCGAGTCTTGGCCCCGTACATCGGCTCAGTCGATACGTCCCATTGATCCACCGAGAATCGCACCACGGCTGTCTTGTTTTTCGTTTTCGGATCGGCAGCGGTTCCCGTTTCGCCCGCGTCATCCTGACCATTAATAATCTCTACCTTTTCACAACTGGCGAGTGTTAAGGCCCCCGCCATCGCCCACATTAGATACTTTTTCATTTTGCAATTTAGTTTTAATTAAGTATATATAGCCCACAAAATACTTGTGGCCATCAGTTTCATCTTCTTTTTCGTCGATAAATGCCACGGCAAGTTTTGGAAAATGGTCTTTGGCCCACGCACGCACCATCGGGGTTTGGTCGTAGTGCACATAGCCAAGGTGGTGACCATCCTCGGCCACTACCTTGATAGCGCACGGGTCGAACTCATTGGTAGGCTCAGGCACCAACGCCACGTCTACCCTACCCAGATAGCTACCAATACGCTGCCGATGGTTGATGCCTGCAATCCCCAGGATGCGCAGATTATCATAAACCGACAACCACCCGCCATCGCTGCGGCGCTCGGGCAGCTTGCCGTCGTAGGTATTATTATTTATATCGCCAATCGTTTCGGCGTCCTCCATGATAGTCGCCTGTCGCAGCAGTTCGAGCGTGGCCGATAGTCCCGGCTTCGGTTCTTCTATCCCTGATGTGACCGCCGGCATTCCGCCATACATATTCACCGCTATCTCCTTCTGCACATCTTCATGCGAGCGGTTGCTATCAACCATAAACACCAACAGAATCAACCCACCTACAATAATTACAATCCAAAACACCATAACATTTATTTTTTAGATTTTAATTTTTTCGCTATCTTATCAAAGTCATCATGCACATCCTTCGCCAGCACCTTGGCGTATCGCTGAGTCTGGGTGATGTTCGTGTGGCCGAGCATGCGGCTCACGTTTTCTATTTTAGCCCCGTTCGACAGCATATACGTGGCGAACGTGTGCCGGCCCATGTGCGAGTGCAGATTCTCGATACCTATCACCATCCCGATGGCCTTAAGCATCTGATTATATCGCTGGTTGTTCATCTTTGGCACCTGCCACCCGTTGCGCTCCAGCATCTCCACCACCGGCGGCAGCAGTTGACTCACGTAAGGCACACCCGTCTTCACTCGCTGACCAATGTGGAGCCACTTGCCGTCTATCTGTCGATATTGCGAGATGTCGAAAATCTGTGTGTCTGAGTAGGACAAGCCCGTGAACATCTGGAAGATAAACAGATCGAGCGCCATTGCAGCCTGACTGCCAGGTACCGGCGTCAGTTCCATCACCTTCCGCATCTGATCCTCGGTCAAGTAGTCCACCACGTCGCGCTTGGTTCGCTTAAATGTCCCCTTCAGCTGGTCGTATGGATTCACCGCCAGTATTCGGAACTTCATCGCCTTATTGATGGCCGATTTCAGATACTTGTGGTAATTATACACCGAGTCACTCGATATAAGCTGCGGCTCCAGTCCGGCTGCCTTCTGGTTTTTCGTCAGCGGCACTTCTTGGTGCCTGAGCCACACATCCCACGCATATATATTGTCCACCGTCAGGTGTTCCCATCGCAGAATCTTCCCATACTCCATCAGTCGCCGCGTAACGGTCAGATAGTGTAGGCGCGTGTTCTTTGCCATGTCAGCCGTGGCCACATAGTCCTTAATCCATTTTATCAGTGTGGGCTCGTCGCCATCGTCTTTTTTATCGGCAGCAATATCCCACACCCTATCCCTGATGTCGGCCACGTTTATGGGCATGCGTTGCTCCAGACATCGGTTCACTTCTTTTTCCACCAAGCCGATGATCGTGGTTAAGCGCTCATTCAGCAGGTCGGCATCGTTCGAGTGCTCATCATCGCGGATGCAATTACCCACGAGTCGTTCTTTACGCACGCGCACACCCGTATTAATATAGTATGGTTTTCTGTTGACGGTTACACGCACCTCGACGGGACCTTCTTCCCCTTTCGGCGTGCGCTTATGGTGATCATATACCAGTGATATTCTTATCATTTCATCTTCTGTTTACAGTTCCTTACATCTCGTTTTTTATCTCTCAGCGGGGAAATGTTTCCCCACTTTTTCAAAATGTTTCCCCAATGTTTCCCCATTTCGGTGCCCTTGGTAAAACACTGGGGAAACGTTTGGTAAAACATTTGGCTCATTTTGCGGCGATTTGCGGCGATTTGCGATTCATATCACATCTGCCCGCATCTCTCGAACCGCCCATATCTACGGCCAATCCGCCCATTTTCCGCAGTACTCCCAAAATTTCAAAAGTGGAGCTGGAGGGAGTTGGTGTGCGGGAATGGAGTCGCTTGGTTTTATGCGGGTTTGACGCATGTTCATTTAGATATTTTTATTTGGATGGGGAAACAACTGGGTCGTCGGTGACGTATAAGGAGTGCGATTCACCTTCGGCCACACCGGGGATGTGGGAATTTATGCCCGAAGATTTGCCGGACTCGATGACGCCCTGGAGCATGGCGATGAGACGATCGCGCTGGGCAAGTTCGTCGAGCTTGGCGTCGTAGTTATTGCGGACGGCGTTCAAAGTTACCTTTGTATGGTCCAACTCGGTGGTGAGTCGCGTGTTGGCGATTTGCAGGGCGATGATTTGTTCGTTGTGTTCCTGAATGAGAGAATCTTTATCGAGCACCATCTGCTGATAGTATTCTATATCCTTACGGAGTGAGGCGATGATGTTTGCATCGTTCTCCAATGCTTTTCTACACAAATCACCATCCACTTGTGGTGATTCATGGTTATTATCGGATTGCAAATTGTGTTGATTCGTGTCGCAGTCAGCAAACATGGGTGCCTCCTTATTACCACGAAGCCATTGCATATTAAACCCAAATTTGTCTGCGAGTTTTCTGAGCGTATCATCCGACGGATCAACCTTGCCCGTCATAATACGCGAGATGGTGTTGACGCTGATGCCAGTAGCTTCAGCCAACCCCTTCTGTCCATCTATACCTTTGTTTTTAACCAGCCAATCGAACGCAGCCGCAAAAAAATCATTTTTTATCCCCATAATCACCTTAAATCATCTCGAAAAACCACGATTATACTTAATTATAGTTAAAATTAACCACAAATCACCACAAATACACACGCGGTTTCGTTTTTTTATTTTATATTTGCACTCGAAATCAATAAAGTTTAAAAACCCAGCCTGAAACGAGCCTAAAACGCACTTAAAGCGCGAAACGTACCTAAAACGGGTGCAAAGGTAAAAAATAAAGCTGGAAATATTACACAAATATCTGATAATTAATAAAGTTTAAGAATATGGCACAAGTTAAGGTAACACGCAAAGAGCTGCTGGATATGAGGGTTGGAACTACCCGAGTATTCAATCTGACTGAGAAGACGAAACTCCAGTCGGTAGCATCTACCCTGACCCAGCTGAAGAACTTGGGCCTGGGCGAATGGTCCCACGGTAAGGACATCAAGAATGTTGCAATATCAGTTAAACGAATCAAATAATAGGAACTATGATGACGCGAGAGGAGATGATGGAACTGAAGGCTGTGGTTCGTCGCACGATGGAGGAAGAGATGGAGATGTACCAAGAGGTATGGCTGACGGCTGACCAGCTGTGCCAGTACTTCGGCACCTTCAAGAAGTCGTGGCTGGAGAGATATGGCCACGCGCTGCCGCACAAGCAGCCGATGGTGACGGACGAGCAGGGCCGCGACCATCAGACATCAAGACTGTATGCCAGGAACAAGATACAGCGGATGTTCGCCACGGGCGAGATAGAGCATCTGAAGTGCCTGGCTGTGGTTGGCTAAAAAGCGAGTTTATAATATTAATAATGTAATTTCAAAGAACGTAACGTATCTAGTTTTATCACTGCGGCGGCGGCCGCACCCCATTCCTGAAATGGTTATCCAATCAACAACTTAATAGACCTTACGACCAGCCATCCGCGACGGCCCGCTGGTTTTCAAATAAAAACCTAAACATCTAAACCACGACATATTTGGGTGGGTAGCTCAGAAAAAGGTAGAGCTTAGCATTGGCGGATTAAGCCGAAAGACTATAATGCTGAAGTCTTTGGTCGCAGGTTCGAGTCCTGCCCCACTCCACTAAGACCATCAGGGGTCTGTACCTGAGAACCACCAACATCAGCGGGTGCGAATAGACTGAGGGTCGACGTGATCGGCCTGCCCTAAAAACCGATGGGGCGACAAAAATAGGTACTGGAAGAGCGTAAGCGATAGGCCGGCTAACAGGAAGTGTACTGAACGCCCCTTACGAGTTAAGGGCAACGAAATCGCTCACAGGTCGGAGGAAGCCAGGAAGTGGCACCAAGATGATAGGCCCACGGGCCGATTCAAGGAGGTGGATGGGTACGTCACGGAGTGGTGGCGGTGCGTCGAAGCAAGCAGCCGGAAGGCAGAGGCAAGCAGCGCGGTCAAAAGACAGTAATGTGGCCAATGGCGGTTGCAAGCCCGCAGGGAGAACACAGAGCAATGTCAGAAAGCAGATCATAAGATATACACTGGAGAGAAAGGGATGCTGCAAGGCGCGGCAAAACAGTTAAGACGGCTTCGGTGAATGTTTCACAATAAGCATATTATATAATTGGGGAGCCCTGCCGCAAGGCGGGCTCATCCGGCCACATAGTTCATCGGTAGAGCACCGGTCACGCTCGCACAGAGGTGATAGCAGGGAGGGTGGTTCGACTCCACCTGTGGCCACTAGTTTTATATCTCATCTAAAAGTTATTATTTTAAATTCATATTATTTTAGTTTGAGCTCATTCCGGTGGTCTGTGAAGATAGCCGGAAATTTTTTACGGAAATGTTGAACACTTAAATATATACGATTATGAAAGAATTATTTGAGATTTTCGAGAAGGACATGATGTCCGATGGTTTGAGCAAGTTCGAGCTATTTATGATTGCTATCGTGGCTCCATTCTTGTTCGTGTTGGTTTGCATTTTAGTCAATCTGCTGCCGTAACTTTTTTAAAAAATATATAACATGGAATTTCAAGGACGTATAGCCAAGGTGCTGCCCATGAGACAGGGAACAAGCACCAGAACGGGCAATGAGTGGTATGCTCAGCCGTTCGTATTTGAGTATTTTGAGAACCCCACCGACCGCTTTGCCGACTCGGTAGTGTTGGAAACCTTCAACACCGACATCATGCCCCATCTGAAGGAAGGGCTGGAGGTTATTTGCGGATTCGGCCACAAGGCCAAGACCGTGACCAAGCAGGACGGAACTCAGGTGACCATCAACGAGATGCGGCTCTACAAGTTTGAGAGCGTACAGCACGCAAATAAGGCCGCAGGAGCCGCGAACGCACCCGCAGGTGCACAACAGACCGCCGCACAACCAATCGCCGTTCAGACGGCCCAAAATGACGCCAACGATGATCTGCCATTCTGATGAATACTTCGCTGAGTCCACCCCCACGGGGTGGCTCGGCAAGGCTCTGGAGCCAAAAGTGACAAGCGTCTACCAATATAAGGAAGACAAGTAATAACTAAAAAACGCGAGAATTTATGATGTTAGGATTTTGGGACATCGCACCGATTGTGTATATGGTTGGTGTGGCCATTTCGTTTGTGCTGGTGGTCGAGCGCCTGTCGCGCCCTAACTGCTACCGCATACCGTTTGCCATCTTCGTGGCATTGCTTTGGCCGATAGCTTTGGCCATCTGTCTGGCACTCTACATCGAGGGCCTGCTGTTCACTATCAAGGAATGGATCATCGGGGAGGATTGAGCATGGGACGACCAAAGAAAATGCCACGCATCAGCGTGAAGACACTGCCCAATGGTTACTCACTCAGCATCGAGGGCCATCGACACGAGTATATGTACTTCAGTCCCGAAAAGTTACTGGAGGGCATAATGGTGCACGTAGGACTGAAGATGACTGAGCAGCTTGACACCGACACCATCAAGAATTTCATCGACTCGGCTCTGGAGTTCCACAACACGAAGGCAATCCACAAGGAGATGCAGAAGGTGCAGCGCGAGAAGGACCACATCAGCAGGAAGTATCGAAACATCTCCAAGCGACTGATAGACGAGCGCCGTCGCGTGTTGCGACTATGCCGACTGGCAAAGGACTGCACCCTGGGCAAAAGTTCGCTGACCGATGCACTGGCCGCGCTTCACGCCCGAGCACATCAGGACGGCATGCTGAAGGAGCTGAGTCTGAAGGACTTCGATATTACATCCGACCAGATAGTCGACGAGGAGGACGACGACGAAGCAGAAAAATAACAAGGAACTATGCAAGAAGAAAACAACAATAACATGCCGCCGATGCGAACGCCGGACGAGATACGATGGGACACATTGCGGCCGTACTTATTGGACCCGCGGCTGAACTATCCCGAGCCATATCACATCCTCGAATTTAATGAGGTGGGATTTGGTAAGATAGGAGGTTTCGGTGCCATCAGCGGACAGCGCAAGAATGGTAAGACGTTCCTGATAGCCCAGCTGATGGCGGCGATACTCGGTTGCGACGGCAACGAGCGCACCAAGCAGTATCTGCCAGGCTTACGAGTGCCCGACCGCACGCTGGAGTTCCTCGGTCATCCGCCAAAGGTGCTCTACATCGACACGGAGATGGAGAAGCTGAGCAGCGCCAAGGTATTAAGGCGCGTGCACTGGCTCTGCGGTCAGGACACGAGCCAGCCATTCCCCGGCGATCGGTTCTCGGTGCTGTGGCTGAAGAATATGCCGACCAACGATGGCGTGGCGGTACACCGCAAGCGCTACGACATGATTCGGTTGGCCGTGGATGCTATCCAGCCCGACGTGGTGTTCGTGGACGGTCTGCGCGACCTGCTATCCTCAATCAACGACGAGGAGAGCATCACCAAGATACTGAACGACTTCGGCTCGCTGGCTGAAGAGCGCAACCTGAACATCTGGATGGCTCTGCACCAGAACCCGAGCCGAAAAAACGACGATGACGA